TGTTTGTTCAATGTCCTCATTGTAAATCTCAAATGGCAAACTCATTTATGTATCAAGTACCCGGATGTATGAGATATGATTTTACGAAAGGGACAAATGTTCTCCCGGCAGATTATGAATGGTATAAACCTAATGAAAAAGAAATTTTAATGCTATCTAAACCGGAAGCGGAACACGTTTTTAAAGGTGGATTGCTTATGCGTAAACGAACAGATAAGCAAGCTATAACGTTTGAAATTAAATCCACAGACAAATGAAAACAAAAGTAGATGAAATTATCATCACTATTGAAAAAGATGATTTTGGACATGATGATTGCTATAATCTTTTCCTTTGGTGCGAAAGGCATAAAATAAAAACAGAAGAACCTAAAAATTCAGAGGGGCTATATGATAAGATGATTATTCATCTTGATACTTTAGAAAAACAAGCATTGTTTCAGAACAAATACATAGGCAAGTTTAAACAGTATGCAGAAATAATTAACCAAACAAAAAAAAGACATAAATCACCTTACGATTTGAATAGAGGTGGTTTTAAAAACTCAAAGTTATGACAAACAGAGAACAAATAATGCAGGAGATTATCCAGATTGTTAATAGGTATTGGAAATTTGACGAATATCAACAACCCCAATCATCTTGGCACGATAAGCAAGATTGTTTGCAAGAACTCAAATCCCGCCTTGCTGAAGCGGAGGAAGAAAATAATGAAGAACTACCCCAAGGTGTATTAAGAAATGAACAAGGAAAACTTGTAATTGATCCAAGAACAATACCTGATTTTGATTAATCCCCGCTAAAGTAGTAAGTAGAATTAAAACTAAATAAGATGTTACAATCTGAAGTAATAAACAAACTCACCAAAGAACTTTGTTTGGCACAAGGCACGTTTGATTACTTCACTATCAATCGTACCTACATTCAAATGGCTCTATCTATTGGTATTGAACATTATACTAAAGATATGGAAGAGATCGTAGCTTTGTATCAGGACGGTTCAGAAGCCGGTAGGTTTAAAAGTTTTGAAGAAGCATCACGAAAATTGGGGATATCACAAACCTGCATTTCTGAAGTTGTCAGGGGTACACAGCATACGGCTGGTGGGTTACAATTCATCAGAGCAAAAGACTACGATCTCGTTCCACGTAACTCAGAAGTTGTAACTGACACCAGTGAGCATAAAGAACACCTTTTGTCCAAGATTATATCCGGCTCCCACACTAACAAACTTTAAAGCACTAACTGTACCTGCAAGTGATACGGATGCAGGTTTATCAATAGTAGAAGTATTCATAAGGACCAGTAAATTAAATCCAAAGTTATTGTACGGCTCATTATTCAAATCTATATAATGAGCATAACTTATCCCCATACCGGTTGAACTAAATGCACTCGAATTGAATTGTTTTGCAGTAACATCCCAAGTGAACTGTACGGCAGATAATGATACTACCGGACGAAACAACCATATATTTGTAGGTTCTCTGACATCTCTTGTTCGAAGAGAAGGGGCATCATAGGTTACGGGTTTGAAAAACCCACTCCATTTACTTTGTCCCATCGTGACTATCGTCATAAGGAACAACATACTGATAATAACTACTTTTTTCATAATACTATTGTTTAATGGTAATCCAAACTTCTTCACCCTGTTTTATTGCATTATCTATCAAAGCAATAATTGCAGTTTCATAATATCGTCCATTTGATAACTTGCCAGCTGTCGTATTCTCCCCTACACCGATACATCCCTCAGTACCTTTAGCTGAGACCAGTTTATGAATCCTTACCCCTGAGTATCCGGGTACATTTAAAAGTAACGGCAAACGTCGCCTTAGTTTTGGGGAGTCGGTAACAATCACTTTATACTTGCCATAAGGTATTGCAGTTTCTCCGTAAATCTTTCCCTCACCCGAATCGTTGAAATCACCGTCATGGTTTATATCCTGCAAATCACGTACAGGATCTTCAAGGGTATCACACAACTTAACCTTATCAACTATGAACTTCCCTATTGTATAGGTAGGTTTGAAATACTTGCGAATTACTTCCAGTTCCATATTATTCAACTATTTCCTGTAAATCCAAATTCCACCTGCGACTGCGTACTTCAAAGGTACCACGATTAATAACATACTTACGTACACCAGTACGATAAACCTCAATATCTCCGGTTGACCAATTTGCAGCTTCTCCATTGATAATTATTAGTGTAGCAGAAGCACTTGAAGAATTTATAGTAAGAGAAACTTCATTAATTCCACTCTCCAACTGAATAACTTCCGTCAATATAGTTCCTATATTTGGACCTATTGCAATACCCGGAGCTTGTCCTGAATTCAAAGTCAGGGTGATATTAACTTGAATAATTTCTCCTACCGTTACTGCAAATGTATTAGATAATGCTGTAGCAGGTCCACTTGCAATCGCTGAAGTTATTGATACTCCACTGACTGTAAAGGTATCATAATGATCACTTGTTCCATTTGGATCCGTCATTAAATTAGATCCTACCTCTCCAAAACTTTCCGTATCCTGAAGATTTCCAATAAGATTCAAAACAGTTTCTCCACTCAATTCCTGAATTAACATATTTATGAAATGTGTTGCACGACTATACTGATTTGCAACTTCGGAAGCCATCAAATCCAATAATTCATCAGATGGAGTTTCAGAAGAATCTTCATTACGTATATACCAAGATTGAGTATGTAATGGAGAAGTGAGACTCCATGCCTCTGTAATTGTAGCAACGGTACCTGAAAAGGATGGAATCAATTCTGTAATTGATGCCTCTGGATAAAATGTAACTCCTTTTCTTTGATGTTTAAATTCTAAAATACCAGAACCAGCGTTTGTAATATCCACCTCTACAGCTGCAAAAGCAGCTACTATTGTTGCATTCCCAACGATTGCCTCAACAGTAGTTTCTACATCTGTATCAAAATCATAAGAAAAACTACATCCATTACAACTAATTGTTGCTCTTCCACCTCCCGATCCACTTAAAGTAATAATTTGATCATGGTATGTAGCTTCAACCAATCCTAAACTCCCACTGAATTGTTCCAAAATATTATCTACCCCTGAATCTACAACATCTCCAAGTGTTTCCTGATACTCTTTTTCATCTCCTTCAACATCATTAAATACTATATGTTCAGCCTCAATCACATCTTTATTGTTTACATAAGTCTTTATATATTTCGAAACTCCCAACATCCATCTTGCCAGATTTGGAAATGGTCCTTTATGCTGTCTCTTTTTAGTATTAATAGTATCATTTGTAGAACAAAATATAACATCTTTGATTGCAAAACCAAAATTATTTGTAGAAGCACTGTATGGGCTGTATATGTAAATTATATATTCATCACTAACCGGTAATCCAGGAATAGTTCTTGAAAATGTTTGCCATGTTGTTCTTCCATTAGCAATAGATCCAATCTCTGAGGAATCAATACCTGCATAGGATTCAGTTCCCGACCATTCTAATTCACCATCAGGTTTCCATTTCAACCAATAGTTATTATTAACAGCTTTTACTTTGATATATAAATCAACACCACTGATAGAGGAACCATACCATGAATAAATATAATATTGAAAAGAAAAAGTTAAAGAGTTCGTTGTTGTTTTAGCATACACTCCAAATGTTTGATTTATATTGACTGCCATCAAACTTGATTGTCCATAAATCATCACCCCATCTGCTTCCTCCGGCACCTTATCTGTTATTATATATGCCGTACCGGTCCAATCACGCCAAGTATTTGTATCAGGATCGTAATCTTCAGATTTGAATTTATGACTTTTAATCCAACTTTCCTTATCTCCATAATCCTGAAATAAAGTTATTTTCTTTGCCGGACGTACTGTTGATTCCATTCCTCCAGGAACTTGTTTCAAATTAGTAGCATGTCCGTACCTACGAATGTATTGGTCAGGAGAATAACTAATAGAAGTTTTAATTGTAGCAGCAGTAAAATGTCTACCATAAACTGTATTGGCAGTGACAATAGACTTAGGACGATAAATACAAAATACACCTTCTATCTGACGTATGCAAGCCTTCTTTTTACTAAGAATATATCCAAGCACCTCACTACAATATTTCTCCTTACCAAAATCAGTATCAATTAAAGTTTGTTCTATCGGAGAATCATTCACACTATCTAACATACGTTCTTCAAAGACATTATCAAATTCTTTGAATTCAGTATATCCTATTTTAGCAAGTATGTTGAGTATAACTTGTGATTCACGAGAACGTCCTGTATAGTATTCGGTATCTGCCACACTATCCTGATCAGCAAATAAAATATCATCAAGTAAAGCCAATCCATCAACTGCTACAATACTAACCACATTAGGTCTTACATCATAAGGTTGTTCATATTGGAAAGGATCCACCCATCCACACCAATACGGCTCTGCCGCATCACTACTGTAATCATCACCTTGAAATACCTCAACCCACAATTCCATATCTCCTATGGAAAACAAAGTTGATAGTGAGAAATCTTCCTTATTGATAACATTGAATGTTACCTGTGAGGGTTTTAGTGGTGCAAAGGGATCATCCGAATCATTTTCAAAGTCAAACACAATGGCTTCCTCTGATCCTTGCAAGTCAGTTAAATCTCCTGTATATCCTTCAAGGTGAAAGATAGCAGTCCATTTGACATCCCAAATGTCATAAAACTGTAATCGGTATGCAGATCCCCAATCCATTAGTTCCAATTTTTCATACGACGTATCATAAGTGCAATATCACGGTTCTTTATCTTACCTTCAAGTGTGATATGAATATTGTTCTGAGCCGGTTCGAGATGATTCATACGAGTTGAGGGTAGTAACTTATCTTTTGATGATAATCTCGATAATTGAGTATCACGCATGTATGTCTTTGGTAATGCACCAGTATGTGATAGTTTTGCAACACGACTCAAAGATGCAATCTTCGGAAGTTTTATTTGAGGGATCTTCGGTGTTCTTATCTTCGGTATTGCAATCTTTGGAATTCTCGGAGCTGTAATTTTTGGAACCTTAACTGAAGGCATCTTAGGAGCTGCAATCTTTGGTACTTTGATTTTCATCACCTTCGGAGCAACATCCTTCATAGTACGAATCTTAGGAATCTTCACTCCCATATCTCTTGGAGTGCGGATCTTTGGAATACGTACCGGTGCAATAGGTGGTTTACCAACCTTTGCAATAGATGTAAGTTTCTTCAGATATTTATCACTGATCTTGATTTCCTTTGGAAACTTAGGTGTGGTAAGTTTATTAAGAGCCTTTACACGAGGCATCTTCATTATCTTCTCAGTAACATTGTTGTAATTGTAAACCTTGTTAGTTACCTTTTCCTTTGCAGCCTGATCAGGTACGAGTTTCTCATAGGTTGAAAGTAACAACTGGAATTCATCATTTATATTACCTGTCGGAAGAGATCCTCTGTTCATTAAACGTTCAATGTCCAGATCACGATATGAATTAGGTAATACAATTTCACCTGAAGTAAGCCAAGCCGGGTAAGTGTCATTCGGATAACCAGATGGGACTATTCCACCTTTGAACATCTTATTACCACCAAACAATTTACCCAAAATCCCTCCGGCAAAAGTACCGAGTGGACCCCCAACTAACATTCCGGTAAGTCCCATAAGGGCATTGAATATCGGAGCAAATCCCTTGCGACTATCAACACCTTCTTCAGGACGAACGTCTTTGGTAAGACTATCTGATATTGAAGTTACCATCATTGCAATACCACTTTGTATTGCAAGGGCTATTGCAGCTGATATTGCCTTACCTTGTTTGGATAAATCAAACTTGGTATCAATGTCAGCCGGTATTAATTCATTGGGATTAATTCCACCGACCACTTCCAGATTTGAAACTCCTGCATTTGCAATACCGGCTACGTTTTGTACTTTCTCAGTATCGAGTATTCCTTTAATCACACTCTGTATTGAACGCATTGCATCTGCATTGGTAGTAGCTGCATTGGTACTTAATTCCATTGCAAGTGCATCGGCTTGTGTTGCAGCAGTCTTTGCCTGTAATAGTGGTGTGGTTTGTTTTAGTATATCATTGTAGGTAAGAAGTGAATTCAGAGAATCTTGTGACACTCCTCCTACTTTAGTATCAGCCGGTAATACAGTTTCCCCTGATGAGAGTAAAGCTGGAAAGGTATCATTCGGAAATCCTGGAGGAATTATACCACCTTTTTTCATCTTAGGGATTTCCAACGTTTTCATATATGCAGCTGGCATATCAAAGAACTCACGGGCATTAATCCGTCCTTTCTCAGCCAACTGACGTAATGGATCAATATCTTTGTATTTATCTTTTGGTATTACAATCTCACCGGATGATAACCTTGCAGGGAAAGTATCGTTGGGGAATCCTTGAGGAACCACTCCCCCTTCCTTCATACCAAAGCCAAGCATCTGACCAACCGATACAGCCGTCTTAGCAGCTGATTGTGCCGGGAATAAGGTTGCCATTATAGTTTTGACTATCAAGAGTTTTGCAAGCATCTTAATAGTATCAACCATAATCTGTTTGAATATCTTACCCATCACTTCTCCAAGGTTCTCACTGCCGTCTATTACGGCATCGAAGAACTCATCGAATGAATTTGACAGAATATCAATAACATCTTTTGCTTTGGTAAGCGCAAACAACCTATCGGAAAGTATAGAGAATGTTTCAGTATTTTCAAGATTCTGTTCTGACAGGTAACGTAATTCATCTTCAAGTTCCTGTATATGTGCATCAAGTAACTGCATTCCAATATCAGCCGTACCTATTGATCTGTACAAATCTTCAAGGTATTTGATATTGACTGCATTTTTTAACCGTTGTAAAGCAATTTCAATCTTCTGAATGTTATCCACTGCACGTTTGATAACACTATCAGGAATAAGTTCAGCTTTAGGATCCATTTGTTTCTGTAACAACTGGCGTAACCGACGACGTGCAGCTTCAAGTTGATATGTAAGTACATCAACCTTACCGGCTATTGTACCGAATGCATTGGCTTCTGCATCGAGCAGTGATAATGTCTTGGCATCTATTGCATTCTGTTGAGCAGTTTTAAGTTCATCCAAATCCTTAGTAAGATTTTTAATAACAAAATCTAACAAAGGCGCAGCTGGCATTGCAAAGTCAAATCCGATAATAACAGGAGTCTTTTCAATGTTACGAGCAGTCTCCCGAACTTCCAATAGTTTATCACGGGCTTCTTCTACGGCACGTATTTTTTCTGTGGTGACATCGAACTCAATATCAATCTTTCCCTTCCCTTCAAAGAACTTAAATTGTTCTTTTAGGTTCTTCAAAGCCTGTTCGACCGGGAATAGACTGGCTGGAAGGTTAGCAAGTTCTTCTGCTCGATTAACTGCAAAAGCGGTATCTAATCCTTTTGTTTTTCCTAATTCCTCAAGTGTCTTTTGTAATAACTTCCCATTCTCACCAATGTAATCAAATTCAATTCCTAACTTATGAGCCCTTACAGCCATATATTTAAGGTACTCAGATTCAGCCGTAAAGTCCTGAACGATCTTTGTATAATCATCAAGACTGATTCCCGACTTTTGTAAATTAAGGGTAAGGGCATTTATAAGTTCATCAAGTGTCTTTATTACCGGAACGGCTTCTTTAAGTCCTGTTGCTCCAAGATCCTCCTGAGCCGTCTTATATAAATTGATTAATTTACTGTTTACTTCTTCTGTTGAAATACCGGCATTCTTAAATGCATTCTTCATTTTAATCAGGGAAGATTCCTGCCTTTGCATATCTTCAAGAATCTTCTTCAGTACGGGATTCGATTGTTCTTCAGCGAGATTACGTACTGCTTCAGCGGCTTCAGCGGCTTTTAATGCTACACCACTATATCCCTGAATTTCCAAATCAAGTGCTTTAATAATCGGATCAGCCTGTTTACGCACTTCAATGAAGTCAGCAAATGCGTTACGAGCTTCCTCCATACTTATGTTGAGGGGTTTCAAATACTTCTCGTAAAATCCATCAAATACTTTCCACGCAAGTCCAGCTTCCTGAACTGAACTATTGACTATTGAGATGGCTTCTTCAAGATCAAATGCACCATCTTTTAATTTCATAAAATCTTTCAATGAGGCATCCAAATAGTCCTGTAATGCTGCATTGGTTACGTCAATATCTTTCTTATCGAATGACGCTAATGGATTAATATTTACTTTAACACGAACTGCTTCACTGGCTGCAATATCACGAGGCATCTGACGTACCATAAAGTCAATAGTCTCGTTTAAGTCATTCATAAAGCTGGAAGTCAATTCAGCAGACTTCATTGGCATCTTACCCATTACCTCCAAAGACTTCTGATACTTGACAATGTAATCTCCAAGATACTTATGTTGTGCAGCGGCAATTTTACTCATCTGTCCAGCCTTTTCAGCTTGCAGACTTTCAGTGGCAATACGTTTAGTCATTGCCAAAGTAACCTGATTTTGTGCATCTGTAATATCCTCAAGTGAGGACTTCTCCGTAAGCATATTATTCAAATACTCACCGTACCGGTTGTTAATAAGGTCAATAGCTTCAGCACGATCATTCGTACCTTGAGTTGTATTACGTAATTGATTGAAAGCCAACCCCAGTTTAACTTCTTCATCTGAAATAGAAGAGTTCACCCTATCAAGAACGTTTTTCATTTCCTTGGCAGCTTTGGTAGCCTTGATATGCTCAGATATGAACAGTGCTAATCCAGCTGCAATAGGAAGAAGTGGAAGTGCCAAGAAAGCACCCCCTAATACACTGACAGCTTCAGACAATCCTCCGACTACCTTACCCAATCCTAACATTGCTGAGGATGTAAGGGATGTCATATTCGGAATCTTCTTCATGGCTTCAGTATAACCCACAAACGAGTAGTACTGCATTACAAATCCAACCCACTTCAAAGTCTCTCCAAGTTTCTTGAATCCTGATATCAATCCTCCAATGACGGTACTTAAACCGGTAAAAGTATAAATCATTGCAGCTGATAATAACGAAAGAGGACCAAGTGCAGCAACAATACCGGCTATTGTAATTATTAATCGTTTCTGACTTTGATCTAAGGAACCAAACCATTTAGTAAGATTCTCAAGGGTTTTTACAAGTTTTTGCAAGAAAGGAAGTATTACTTCTGCCAAACTATTTCCAAGTTCTATCATGGATACCTTTGCAGAAGCAAGTGCCTGATTTAATTGCATTCGTATCGTCTTTGATGCAACTTCAATAGCTTTATTGAAATCTCCGGTAGATTCTAATACAACCTTAAATATCCTTTCATTATATTCTAAGTTTTGTCCTGTGAGGTTCAAAGCACCAATCAATGCCCGGATGTTCGGGAAAATATCGAACATTGTAGATCCATACTGTTCAGTAAGATCACGTAACTTTAATAGTGTAGGAAGTAACCCTTCCTGCGCTAATGATTGCCTGAGTGACTCTGCTGTAATACCCATTCCCACTAATGCATCCTGGACTTCCGCAGAGGGGTCAGCGAGTTTTTGTAAAACGTTTCTGAGATATGTAGCAGAGTTTGCAGCGGTAGCACCTGACAAACTCATTGCTGCCATTGCCGCAGTAACCTGATCAAATGAAACTCCAAGTTCAGATGCAACCGGCAAAACAGAACCAATGGATGATGCAAACTGAGCCGGTTCCACTTTACCTTCCCGTACTGCGGCTACAAAAATATCCATTGCACGTGAAGCATCTAATCCGGATGTCTTATATGCATTAAGAGCAGATACCAATACATCAGAAATGATAGCTGCATCTCCCATACCGGCAGACGCTGCCAATGCGGAATTCCTTACGATATCAAGTGCCTCGTTTGTTTTGAAACCGGCTGATGCAACATAATATAATGAATCGGCAAGAGCTTGAGGAGCCTGACCGGTCTCAACACTCATAGACTTCAGATTTTCCATCCACTGTCTCACTAAGTCATTTGGAATACCTGCCAACCCTTCAATTTTAGACATGGCAAATTCAAATTCACTCGCAGCATTAATTGCAGACTTCCCAAATGCAACCATCGGGAAAGTCAGAACTGCGGATGACAGGTATCCAAAAGTACGAATCCTTTGTGCAGCAATATTCAAGCTATTGGTAGTTGCCTTACTAAATAATGTCCAACTCTCCGTAGCCTGAGTTGCCACCTTATTAGCAACTCCACCTAACTGACGAATAGCGGTTTCAGCAGTCAATACACCTTTGGTATCAACGCCTATATGAATTACTAAACTCCCTATATCTGCCATGTCATTGTGTTTTTGGTTTGCTCGGTGGTTTTGGAACCGGCTTCTTTACACGTTTCTTACCATCAGTCATCTTTGGTTTGATTGGTGTCTTTTCCAACTTCTTATTAACTGATTTTGCAAGTGAAAGTAGTGCCTGTTTCATTTCCTCAACACTTTGCCGTTTTGCAATCTTCTTCTCACCACTCCAGTTAGGCATAAACTCCGTCGGTGAAACTTCTCTCGGAGTGTGCCCCTTCTTCGCATACAAACGACTCACTATATTAACAATCAATGAGTCAAGAACAGCAAAATTAAATTCATCCCTCCATTTTCCTATTGGATCAAGCCTATCGAATGCTTCCCATTCACTGAGTTGTTCCGATGTCAGCTGATCCAACAGGTAATCTGGATGTGGGTACCCTGTTGCTAAGCAGAGGCGGAATTGGAACTGTCGGCTTGGCCGACTTCGGAGTTTTTTACAAGGTTCTCCTTATCTTCTTCCGAAATCTTATTGATCTTCTGTGCAACGTTGATTATCTTCTCAAGCCGTGCAGCACTCATATTCTGACTGAGTGTACCAAAGTCTCCGGCATTAAGTGTAAGTACCCCTGCTTCATTACATACAGTACATACGGCCAACTTTGCACGGAAATCTTCAAGAGATTTTTCATAGCCTCCCTCAACACTCTTGTTTTCCTTTATAAGTGACTGTTCAAAACGGTCACGTTCACGTCCGGTCATCTGACGTACAAAAATGAAGTCACCTTTTCCAAGGTCAACTTTCACTACTTCAAGTTTTTCCTTTGCCAGTAAGGCATTACGATCTAATTGTCCCATTTTGTTTAAATTTAATTTGGTTAATAAAATAATTCCTTGATTAGGAATAAATGTAATTACGGAGTAGTTGTTCCACCTGAACTAATCTCAACCTTACCTGTAACCTGGATTGTAACATCAGCTGTGATCTTATCATCAGCAGGTATGGTAAGAGGAAGTTCTGTTACCAGTCCTTCAAAATCAAGTCCGGTATTTTCCACGTCCGGTAAAACAATCTGATAATTCTGAGCGGTGTTGCTCTCAAAATCATTCTTCATCTGCTCGTATGTATCACGAGTAAAGTTCATTGCGAGTACAACAGTTCCAGCATTACGGAAGCCCGTAATGAATTCCCTGTAACCTCCGGTAGAGTCAAGTGAGGTTACGTCAATCGTGTCCCTCGACATTGTTGGACCGGTGATAGAATTAATCTCTGCAACAGCGACCCAAGCACCAGTGCTTGTATTCCACCTGTTAAAGACTGTTCCTACACCAGCTACAGCAGTACTTGCCATTTTTACCTCCTTTTTTGTTTAAGCAGTTCTTCGCTGCAGATTAAAGTTAACCACAAATCGAACATTATTGTTATCATCCCAATCGAGCAGAGCGGGACCACTCGAACATTAGATAACAGTATATAGAGTACCGTTCCACGTTTCGTGTTCTTTGCCGTGTAATAAGTCCTTTATATTATTTGCAAGTGTCCATCCGGTACGATAGTCCGTATGACGTACCCTTATTTGTACCGAAGGACGTTCATATCCCTGACTTGTTAAACCAAGGTCAGGGGGTCTACCATGAGTATCAAATATGGTAGTACAAATCTTTGGAGTAGTAGGTTCCTTTCCAATAAACAAATTGGTTGTAAACACAAGTCCCAATCCTCCAGCAACTAAAATGTCTTTGATATCTTCCGATGGTGCATTCATAGTATCTCAACATTATCTTTTACAATTTTCAATATCGTATCAAAATTTCTATTCAAATGAGTTTCCAACCACTTTGCATCTGATCCCGGTCTGCTCCAGTTCTCCAAAGGAATCCCTACCTTCTCATGGACAGCCCATGCATAATTAGCAGTATATCCGAAAATCACGTTTGGATCTTTCTTTGCCCTTACCTCTGCCAAGCTGGCTGCCGTGATAGCATTATACTGTCCTCTCAACTCAGCTGCGGTAATATGATGTTTCCTTCCTCTTTTGAAATTACCACTTACTCCCAATGGATCTGCCTGTAACCCATCAGCAGCTGCAATAAACCAGCTGGCTCTTAAATTACCTATATCAACCGGAGTATAAGGTTCTTTCAATTCAGTTGATATTCGTATATGAAGTGCAGCATTTACCAATCCTCTATTACTACGTCCTTTAATATTTTTTATCTTAGCATTAAGATTACGAATTACTTCATCCATTCCTTCTACCGAATGAGCAATCAATTTTGCACTATATTTCAAAGGTCTGCCTCTTGCCATTATTCCCAAGATATATAAGGTGTCAAATATGCTTTCCGCATGTAATCAGATGTTGAGTTAAGACAAGGTTCTTTCTCCCACCGTCTGACTATGTAAGGACGTTGTGATTCACTAAGGCTCAATGGAGTTATTTCCCCACTACTCTCTCCACTACTTTCTATTATATCTTCCATATCACCAAGGAACAACACTCCATTCTCCTGTAAATCAGTATCAGGATAAATAATAGCTCTTGAAATAATCTGTTCTCCATTCATTTCAACAACTACCTGATTAGAATCTTCCCAACGACATTTTATTTCAATGGGATCATCATAGGAGAATCCTCCGTATCCATTATTGACCGGATTGCCCCAGTACACTGCTGTCTGGTTTAATTTCCTCTTTATGAATGCTTCTATTCCCATCAGTCATCGAATTGTGGAACAGCATGTATTCCAGCTCTTCCTTTTCCCAAATTCTTCATTCTTCCTGAGTAATCCAAAGTCATCACCATTTGTCCATAAGGTGTAGAACCGAGATTTTCTCCCCACTTGCCGGTGTACTTGACCTCAGCATCTCCCAACCGTTCAGTGTCAGTTGTACGTTGCAGAGAGCTGGCAATCATGTGAGCAGTAAGCCAACGTTCCATTTCCTCAAGTAATGCACTTGGCATATCATCAATATCATACTCAAATATTTTGTCAATCAAAGCACTTGCAGCTGTTATAAATGAATCAATGATAGTTGTACTAACAGTACAATTATCCATTATCTGCAACACTTCTGCACTTGTAGTTCGTATAGCCATTATGCCCTCCTTTCTTTTTTTCTGTTAGACCATAGCAAGGGATCTATAAAAGTTAAAACTTCTGTTTTCCAACGTAATCCAAGCCAATCAAGAGTTTCATATAACTGTTGATAATCACCATGAACCATTCGTTCCGGCCATATTATTTTGCAGTTTAATCCCTCATTCATCATTTCAATAAACTTCTTTTCATGTTCATGTACCCACCACAACCAGCCTTCTTCCTCTGTCTTGACATCAATAACCTGTCGTATTTTCTCATCCTTGAATGCCTGCATGAAAGCCGTCTTTACACAGGATTGGGTAATGTCACCGGTACGTCTGCGTACTATAATCCAACGTGCATTAGGAAATGCAAAGTTCCAAACCGGCCACATCTGACACATCTTTGTATCCTTATACATCCAGGGAATTCCCTGTTTGTATCCCTGAGCATCTATAATGGATAACACTTCCCTCTTCCACCACTTAGGAATTAAAGTACTTTCAGTCTGCAATAGAGGATACTGTCCAAGTGGATCCATTCCCATTTGTTCAAGATATGGTTTTACAATATGATCACGTATGCTGTCATTCTCATATAAACCTTTCTTATTGGACATCTCACCACCAAATGCACCACAAAGGTGTATAAGCCCTGCAATCATTCCTGCACCACTGCGGGCACAACCGGTTATTAATATCGGGGAATCTTTTTCTAACATTTGTATTCCGTTTTAACTTGTTCTCTTTCCTGACTACGACTCGTTCTTGGTACTACCCGTACCTTTTGTAAAGCATGTCTGCGATAATATGCCAAGAATGAATCACAATACCCCAGTTTTAATCCGGCTTTCAAACACCTTAAATGATATTCGTACTCCTCAGCGGTATTGAGTGTTTCATCCAATCCTCCAAGTCGGTCAAAAACTTCCCTGCGGTAAAGTAAAGTGGTACTATGAATATAATTCCTTACAAGCATATCTGCAAGTGTAGGATATTGTAATCGTGGAATCCAGGGTTTTGCAGTTGTACTACCATCCCTGAACTCATAAGCATTTCCATGTATAAAATCTGCACCTTGTTCCTCTATTGCATAAATGGCATCTTCAATACTATTCGGGGTAAGCATATCATCTTCGTGCAACCAACGTATATACTTTCCCTTTGCATCTGGCAGTGCCTTATTGAAATTAGCCGGCCAATTTCCTTCTCCCTGACTGAGAATAACCTGAACATTCTTTGGTACACTATCAACTGCATGTTGCAACCAACCCCTGTCAACTTTGTATGGAATTATAACTGTTACCGGCAGTTGTGGAGGGTCAAATTGCTGATTCACATAAGACTTTATCCAAGGAATATCCTGAGCATTATATATGCGAGGCTTGCCATGAAAACACACTACATCGGTATTGTCCGGCAGGGTACTCATTACAACACGTGTACGTGGTTTGAAATCATGTATTGTATTGGTAATACGCTGCCAATAAGTATCTGCCTCAATATATTGCCGCAAGAAGTTATCCATTCTCTTACCTTTTGCACCACCGAAGTTCTTCCATACCCTATTTACTTTATCACTTCCTTTTGGAAACCATACAAGACCTGTTGCAAGTTTACCTTTCTGCCAGAAGTCCTCAAGGGTAATGAATTGTGTTTCATCCTTAACCAATGCAAATATGTTTTCCAAGGATCCTATGACGGCAGTATCAAGATCAATATATAAATAAGGGCGATACTTTTCCATTGCAGGGCTATACAAATGAATGCGACTCCAAGTGCCGATATGATCCTTAGGCAGAGGGATGATCTCAATGTTGCCTAAGTTGTATTCGGTACTTGCCCCATCCCATAAACAAAGTATTCGTGGACGAGATAGTGACTTCCACTTACCGTTTATATGTCGGGTAATAAGTTCGACATCTCGGAAGGAGAAGTCTCCACCGGAACGCAATACAAGTACTATGGTTTTAATTTCTGCCACAATGTTTAAGTATTTTATTCCTCCAGTATGCAAACATTAATTCTTCTTTAACCAAATCCCAAGTGAATATTTTCTCATTATAGAAATCATTCAACCGTTCAACAGTAACCTCTTCCCAATCATCTACAATTAAGATAGGCAGATGTGCATAAAACATAACATTGACACATCGTTTTACAACCGGTATAGTTCCCAAGTACAGGCATTCCCAAAATCGGTGGCAATCAATTCCACTGCCTTCAGGACAAATCATAAACTTGTGATTTGCCACATTGGCAAGGTATTCATCAAAACGTAGTCCATTCTTTCCATGATGCACTGTCATCCAAGGAGCTTCACCAAACAATTCATACGGACGTTGCCTCTGAGCACGATTGTTCTTTATATTGTGATTCATATAAATTAACTTCTCATGTGGAAGTGGTTTCTTCAACATCTCTTCCATTTTTTCACGTTTCCTCAGTCCAGCCCACCAACGATTGTTTTCCAAACCTATTGGCAGGGATTCAATCTTTGGATGTGATAATCCTACATTCTGACTCCACCAATGCAATACATTCTCAGGTGGCACCCAATCTGCCGGTTCATCTGCATTGTGTGTAATAATATAAACTTTCTTGCCGGTATGTTCAAGTATCCCAAATAACTGCTTTGCATAAAAGGTATGGGTGTAAATAATATCACCATCTTTGAGTTTGGAGAAATCCAAAGTATTTACAAGTCCACAATAATCATCCCGATAACGAGTTGCAGGAGCATATTGGTAATCTGCTACATCGTGAAATTTCTCACCTTGAATCCAGTCTATCATTGTATTAATGTTTTAATCTTCTCTTTCAACATTTCAAATGGTTCTCCCCAAGCAAAGGATCTTTTATGATTATCCTCAATGGCAGGGAGCATTTCATCATACGTACTTGAATTAATATGATTACAAACCCGTATAATCTCCCTTACACTCTTAACCTGAAATATTCCATCAATGTTGAAGTACTCATCTATATTGGTACAACCATAATAAATCGGTACAGTTTTGGTCCGGAAACAATCCAGTAATTTCTCAGAGAAATAATTCTTTATTGAGGTATTTTCTATTGCAATGTGAAACATACTATCAAACAATGGACGTTTATCTGCACCAAGTACAAGTTCCCCTTTATAACTCACATCCTTCCAAGGAACGAACTTATGAGAGTGTCTTGCCATACCACTGAGGTAAAATTTCTTGTTCAGATTAATCAGATGCCGATTATGCCAAAGTTCATGTCGGAGTGCATATCCTTCCGATATATGTTCCTTATCTTTCTTACCTCCAACCACTGTTGATACCGTAAAGGTCTTATTAGGATTGTAACTCTTCACCCACAGATTCGGGAAGTGAAACAACTGTGCTTTCGAATTTGATGCAAGAATCTCTTCATAGAATGTCAGTAGATGAGTATATAAATTATTATTCTTCTGATCAACAAAGAACTTAAATAAGTCACCTTTACGAGATTCCTCCAATATGACTATCTGCAAATTGCCATCAGCAACAGGAGCCGGTGGAATTTGATCTATATAAACATCAACCTGCTTTTCAGTATCAATGTCTATACTGATAGGATAACCATAATGGAATCTTACCTTGTTCATATCTTTGCAACTAAAACATCTAATGGTTTCCAACCCTCTTCAAATATTATTGTATAATCCGCATTGATCTCCTTTAGTATTGGAATTAATGATCCTGTATTGAATCCGTGATACTTCATTTTCCAATCACGCAAATCATCAATAAGTATTATATGGTTCTTTATTGGGTGATTCTTTATAGCCTCTAATTCCTTGAGCAGAGGAGTACTTTCGGCTCCTTTGTGACCATCCAACCAGAATGTAACCGGTTCATCAATAGTCTTTAACAACCCTTCCAAAGCAACACCGGAATCTCCAAGAATCAAATGCACATTAGGATTATCCTTAAATCTTTCTACACAATGATTATACCACTCAGGCAGAATCTCAATAGAGTATACAACTTGGAACCCTTCATCAAGAGCCTGTTGAATACCATCACCTCCCATTGAACCGGTTTCAATAAAAACACGGTGTAAATACCTTCCGAACAATCCTTTACTTGCTGACATATTGTTTATTTTTAGAACTCCATGAAACTTCCCAATAGTGTATTGCATAAGAACAATCCTGTATGAAACGTTTAGGATTGGTTTCCTTTTCGTGATTATGATTTGGAAAAGGATAAAAGTACGCAGGAGGAAATATAACCATTCCCCTTGAGTAAGATACAACCGATTCAAAGAACATTTTGGTAAAGAAGTAAGTACCGGTAGTATTGAAAATATCTTTCCAGTTCCCACTCTTTATTGTATTCATATTAAACAGGATTTTCCTAAGTATCGGATGATTTGGAGTACTTGCAATCAATCCAATGAACAACTCCATTACTTCCTTTGAATGTGACCTACCTGTAAAGAAATTCAAGTAAGTAAGATCATCAAATGACTTCAGACATTCAAAATCAGTATCAACGTATAATCCACCGTACTGATTAAGTATATGGTACCGCAGGAAATCAGACTTCTGTCCCAAGTGTGTTATTGAATTGAATAAATCACGTCTTTCAATTTCAACCTCATCAACATTATCATCAGTCCATAACTTATACTCCCAACCGGGATTGAACTTCTGCCACGATTCAGTCCATTGTTTATATTGCTCGGGCAAAGGACTTCCTAACCATATCTGATGAATACGTTTTGGCAATACGGTATAATCTTCATCCCTGCGGAGAAGATAGTTGTTTGCATACAACCTGTGGCACACATACCACTTAATAGCTTCCTTATTTGCCTGATCGTCAATCATCACATTACATTTACAAAATCCTCAGCCTTCATCCAATGTTTAGGATAATGAAATTTATCTGATTCCTCTTCAGTACATCCCGGATAGTGACGTGGGCGTATCACAACCTGATCACTGTATGTATTCAAAATAGCAGCCCACCAACTAAATGTACTGTTAGATATAATATTATGCTTGCAGAACCGCATAAGTTCAAAGCACAAGTAATCTTCCATATCAACAAACGTAATCTGCCGGTTTGGAAAATACTCTTTGCGGAATGTCTGCTTGCACCAATTAATGTCATCACTGAAAATGAATAAATCACCCTTTATTGAAAACGCAGTATTCAAGTAGTATCTTGCCGGTAAATCTCCATACCCACCTTTACGCTGCAACATATAATCTCCCCTGCGTACATGAACCCCTACCGATTCACAATTCCAAATGCGTTCAGCCAGCTTCATAAACTTGTCTGTATAACAATCAGTTACAAGTTGGAATTGTTCACGTAACATAGGAATAAGTCCTTCATAATAATCAAGGTACTGCCAATACCCATCAAAGTTATTTTCATTCTTCATGGCAAATACCTGAGTATTATGTCCTATCCGTTTTTCATATATTATCGGATTCTCTGCCACAAAAGGATGAATTAACAAATCAGGGATCTGAAAGTAATTTAATCTGAATGGACGTGGGTGTACAGCTGTTTCGGTACGGTGAGGAACGTACCACGTAATGTCGTATGCCACCTGCTTGTTATTCAAAGCAAGTACTTTACCAAATGCATACTGAAACATTTGATTCCCTATACCACCACGCATTTTAACTATGTTCATTGAGAAACTGCTTTACTGTGTACTTTGGAAAACTGTCTATTGCACTCGTTGGAGAACAGTTAATTATTTCGATCCCCAACTTCTTTGCATCCTCAGCTATTGCAGGAAATCCACGCAAATGCCTTGGAAAAGGTAACTTACGCATACGACGATCATCCGCAACCGGACCTCGTTGATACACGTTATGAAAGTGTTGATTCTTATCGTTTGACAACTTCATATCAAACCCAAGTAGAACTATACGCTTCGCCCCAGTCTGGGCAGCAATACTTATTGCGGCTGCACCACTATTGGAATTCCAACTGACATATCCCGGACGCATACTTATTCCTTTGGGATGTCCACCATCTCTGCCAAGACATTTAACGAATCCATCACGTCCCGGTTGCATATTACAACTGACCTTCAATCCAGGAAAGAGTGCCAGTTGTTCACGGTACCGCAGATAAAATCCATTATCACCAAAGAAACACATATCAATCCAGTTACCAATCATAAACGCAACATTAATCCCAATAACGTGTTTACCGTGTATTGCTGCCATAAAGGGAGAGAGTTCACTGAGAGGTGATTGTCCGGCTTTCACTTTATTAACCAATTCAACCGGTATCTCAAATTGTTCAGTTACGGATGGTCCCCCACCAATAATCCAAACTTCTCCTCCCTCCCACATTCGGGGTATTCTCCAACTCATTTTTCCAAATCTTTCTTGAGATTCTCTGCAATCTGTCTCGGTAATGCCTTCTCGTTAATCGGAGGGGCATATACAGGTTCTCCATTTTCATCTGTACCGGTTTGCAGTACCACATCAAATAGAGTTTTACTCTTTCCACGTGGGACTACTTGATACATAGACTTTACAGCCTTGACTGGAGTCGGAGAATCTGTAACTGCATCAAGTTTCTCAAGAGGAATACATACATCCCTGAAGTTCTTGGAAATTTCATCGGGTCTTGCTCTAAACTTTTCGTTGGGTTTGATAATCTTCCCTTTCATTCTCAAAGAACCACCACCTATTTTTTTCCACCATATTTTACCATCAGTCTGAGCTGGTTCTGCCGGTAGTGGATTGGGAGCAGGTGTTTCTCCCGGTAGTTTTGTACGTTCCATAATTTTAATTTTTAAGTTATAATTAATTGACTTGATTAGTCACTTAATTGTTATGACAGATGTACAATTCCTGATCTCTTGTTCATATCAGAACGTATCTGCGGAACCTGGATGGTCATAACTTTGAATTTGGTAATCATTCCGCCTTCAGTTGACCATTCAACATTCCTAAGATCCATTCCACGTACAATACGAACCACATCGGGAGTCATCTGCACGAGCAGCACGTTGTTGGCAGCAAGGGTATCAACAACTTTGATATCCAATATACCACCAAGTTTGAGTATCCTTTCACGGATGGTCATCATTGATGCTCCGGAAGCACTGTAATCGTCATCAAGTACAGTTTCATAAGCAGTCGGCACATAAAGTACCCAAGGACCGTAGTGATAAGCGTTAATGCTTGCCTGTTTCATCTCCTGAACATCCTGAAGAATACCGGCTGCTGTCATAGCAGAAGCATCCCAGTTGGTTGTAAGATTGACAAGATTCCTGTCAGGATGATTGACAAGACTGTAAATGGTATTCAGGTTGCGACTGTCTTTTTCACCATAACTGTAAGTAGTATCGGTGAAAAGCATATTTTCCAGTCTTTCAAGTACCTTACGAGTAGCACGTTCAGCAGCGGTGGTATCCAGTGGATTACCGAGCCTACGTGAAGCTTCGAGTACCCTTGCATTGATTTCATAATCAACATGTATAATGGGTATTGGAAGGTAGTTATGCTGGAAAGTAGGACGGTCCCCAATACTCCGGGTAACACCATCCATTGTTAAGTCGGCTTCCATAGCATCACTTACGTCATGCCATTCGAGTACGGTAGTTCCCATTGCATTTCCAAGGTTGTAGACCAGTCCACGATTAATTATGTCCTGAACACCACCAAGTCTGTAACGAGCCACCATCTGTAAAGCTTCGTCGAGTTGTTTCCACTCGTCCCTGCGAAGAGTTGCACCGGCATAGTGCTGTATAGTTTCATAACTTTCATCAGCAGTGACATCACCACCTTTGTAAACTGAAACATACGGCAGTCCGGACTCTTCGTCAATAAACGGCCTCATACGTCCAAGGTCAAAACCTCCACGCTGCACGAACCTGTTGGCTACTTCGCCAACTCCACCGTTTATTCCTAAAATATCAACATGTTTATCGGGCATTTCTTATCCTCCTTCTTCTTTTTTATGTTATAAAATTCTAACCTTGACAAACTGGGTGTTCCCAACAAGGCTGGATTCACTACCCGAAAGACCTGACAAATCCTGAGCTTCAAGAACCTGTCCAATTATGCAATTTGTATAATTGGTAAATTCTTCATTAGATTCAACAGCATTTGCAGTATGCTTCTGCAAGCATCCATTTCCTGCTGACTCAAGAAAGTCACCTATGGAAACATTTTCATCAACTGACAGCCTTGCATATACGATTTCACCCCTCTGGGCTACCCATACCTGTACTCTGTCACCTGATGCATAGTCGTCCTCAATTCCCTTACCCTGAAGTTCATCTTCGAGTGCGAACATCGGAAGGGCATTACCTCCACTTGTGGAATGGTTCTGAACCGTTCCTGCGGAGGTAAGTTCAATCAGGTTACCAGGAGTAATAGTAGCCGCAGCTGCATATTCCTCAATGATATCCTGATATTTTTTCAGTTTAATTGTATTGTAAGTAGTTGCCATTTTTTACCTCCTTCTTACTTTTTAGCCTGTTCAAATACCGGGATTTTGAGAGGTTTCGGACCACTCGGTGCCGGTTTTCTGTAAGCAGATCCGTTCAAAGAGTAATCACCAACCTTCTTCCCCACAGAATTCAAAACTCTTTCGAGTGTATCATCATCCATAGCATTCAGTTTTTCAACCGGCCAAATTTCTTTGGCATTTGCCTGAATCTCAGCAATCATCTGGTCACGTTTGTCTTTCAGTTGTTTCTTATAAGCTGCCAGAGCAGCCTTATCTTCATCTGAAAGGGCATTGACCTGAACTTCCTTTTCAACGATTTTCTCCTTTTCAATCGTCACCGGAGTGGCGATTTTATCAAGGATAGCTTCGCTCAAGGTTTCCAACATCCCCCTGTCATCTTCGGTATATTTGCCCTGACTGTTTGCAATCAGGTCATCAACTTTCTTTTTGATGCAAGGAGAGCATTCCTGTGCCATTTTTACCTCCTTTTTTTGTTTAACATTAGTATTAACATATTCCACTTTCTTGTGGACTTCAACAGGATCACCATTGAATTCAATTTTCCCGCTTTTGAATTTGTAATCCCGTTTATACATTTTGGTTCCTTCTGAGGAACTCTGATTGTAAACCAAGTAGCTATCATACAATTCTTCAAGATAATGATACTTCTTTTCATCATCTAACCCACGAAGAGCCGTATATACTGCACTCATCTTTTCATTGTATCCTACCTCACCATAGTTACCGATTCTGGTAAAAGCAAACCCCTCCTTATTGAGTCGTTGAATAGTTTCAATAACTTCATCCTTAGAATCATTCACTCCCAAACCGCAACCATCTTCACAACTGCAAGCCCCAATCATATCCGGTAATATTGCAAGGTGATCCGGACGGTGGTTGTAAGCAATCCCTTTGTATTCCTCACCTTCGTAAACCCCAACTGTATCATCTTTGTCGGTAAATACACCTATACTTACTTCCATTGTTTTACTGTTATTCACGGCTTCAAGGGTATCAGGTGAAATACTGTTGAGTTTATCTTCATCGAGCCAAACTTCAGCTTTTAATTTCTTATCATCAACATTGGTGTTATATACCCTTCCCACCATACGAGTGTCAATTATGTCAGGAGAATTGGCAGATACCGGCTGGTCATCTTTCATAGGATGGTATATCACAACCGGAATACCATTCCAACTGTCAGGGTACTTACCAAGTTCATCCATAGAATGTAATAGTGGTCCGTCACTACCGTGATGCACCCCTTCGACCATCATTACAACCGGCACAACAATGTGAGCCTTCTCCTGATGTACGGTAAGTCTTGGTTCATAGTCGGATTGTTTGTTCTTGTAAACTGCATACTTACTTGTACTTACGTTTGCATTTACAGAACCGTTTGCCTGTTTTATGGCACTGGCAGCACATTCTTTTTCAGAACCACCTTTTGCCATACAGCGTTTGAGTACAGAATTTGCAATTCTTGCCCATTGAGTTTTGCCTTTGTCAGAGAGCCCTTTCTTGTGGGCATCTGCATCATCTTTTGTCCATGGCATTTTAATTTCCTCCTATCTATTTAAGTTAAGATACACTGGTTTTTTCATATAAAGAATATTGGTCAAATCAAATGCCGTATCAGGTTCCGGCTCCAAAAATACTATATTCTTAAATGCTTTCAAAATATTATGATCACTTGCATCGTGACTAAAACCTTCAGTATGATAATCCCTTCCACGTCCACTGCCAACCATAATCACCGGTACATTTTCGTGATCAATATAATTACGTATGGTCTCAAACGGACGGAAAAGTAAGAAAGGTGTGATACTATATGTCACAGGTATCTTCCCACTCAGGGCAAGTCCCACAGCTATATCCATCATAACTTGTTCTGCTGCACCTACATTATAGAACCTGTCAGGCATTTCATCTCGTATTTTATCTCCAAATCCAAATCCCATATCTGCCGTTATGAAAATAACATTTTCATCTTTTAACATTAAAGAATATAAAGAATCAAAGAAGTACTTTCTCATACATCTCCTCCCTCTTTCGATTATAATCATACTTTCTATGACATGAAACACACATTCTTTTAAAATCATTTCTATCACGTAAATAATTACCAGAAAGATTTGCCCAATGATATACTCTATTCACATCATCCAACCCACATATCTCACATTTTGAAGGAGTTCCATAATGCTTTTTTATCCAATCATGTACTCCATAATATCCAATATTATCTCCAATCCATCTTGGATGTTTAGTTTCAATCATCCCAATTCTACTTTTACCATCTGCTTCCCCAAAACATTTATGAGAACAATACTTTTTATTTTTCCATCTTATAGGATTAAAACTATAAGTGATTCCAGATTTACTTTTATATAAATTGTAAAATTTCTTACCACAATTTTCACAATATTTATATTTTTTAGAAACTAACTCCTCAACAGATTTCTTTGACTTCCCCCGCATTGAATTATCTCGACATTCTCTTGAACAATACAGAGCCTTCAAATTTCCATTCTTAGGGTAAAAATTAATCCCACATTGAAAACATTTTAAAATTTGTCTTTTTCTCATATCTTTACGTAATGCGCTTTTAAACCTTCCAAACCATAATCCCGAACATCAGTATAATGAACAGTGATAGTAGGTGCTATTTCACACATCAACCCAACCATCCGTCTGTCCACTTTATCATACGCAGAGTACCCATTGTAATTCAAATGGATTTTCAAGTTATTAACTTTATACTTACGTATTACATGTGCCACTTCCCAAATGGATCCTTCAAAACATTCCCCATCACTTATTAAACAATATACATTCTTTGACCGGTCTGCAAGAGACATTCCTAATGCAATACCAATTCCATGCCCCAAACTGCCGGTTGAACAATATATCTTATTTGCAATATCCCTGTCAGGATGGGTACCATGCAGTCTAAACAAATATTCGGCATCAATCCCATAATACTTTTCAATCACCACATACAAAGCCAATCCTGCATGACCACTTGATAATATGAATGGTTCATCAAATTGACGTGTCTTGTAGATTTCATCAATGATATCTACTGAAGTCAGACAACTGCCAAGATGACTTAGACCATACTGCTTTGAAATTGATAATATCCTACTGTGCAACTCATTCATACTCCCAATATATCACGTAAACAAAAGCAAACATATTTAACCTCATCTTCAGTTAGTCGATGCCCACTTGGTAAGTTTATTCCGTTTGCTCCAAGAAACTCTGCTGTAAAGTTGTGAGCATTCTTAAACATCCGGAACGAACTCATTGGTGGAAAGAAGGGACGAGTGTCAACATTCCGTTCTTTTAATTTCTGCATGAGGACATCCCTGCAAACACGAAATTCCCTTTCAAGCACAATTGAAGTCATCCAATAAGACGGATGGCACCATTCGGTAGATTCACGATTTAAAAACACTCCTTCTTCAACGTCTGATAAACAAGTATAGTACCAATCATATACCTGTCGTTTCTTTGCCACCAATTCATCAATACGTTCAAGCTGAGCAAGTCCGAGTGCCGCTTGCAAGTTGGACATCTTATATTTGAAACCAATATCTCCTATTTCAAATCCAACTGAAGTACGTCCATGTTCTGCAAAGTGACGAACCCGTGCAAATATCTCATCATCATCAGTAACCAACATTCCTCCTTCACCAGTAGATAATGTTTTTGCTCCCTGAAAACTAAAACAACCTATGTGTCCTAAACTACCTGTCTTTCTACCCAACCAAGTTGCTCCGACTGAAGGAGCTGCATCCTCCACAACTTTTATATCATGTTCACCTGCAAGTGTCATAATTTTAGTCATGTCAGCCGGTTGACCATATAGGTGTACTGGAATAATAGCCTTTGTGTGCTTAGTGATCTTATTACGTACATCCAATGGATCAATCGTCCAAGTATAAGGTAAAACATCTGCAAATACCGGTTTGGCTCCTGTGTAACATACTGCACTGGCAGTTGCAATCCAACTCATATCCGGCACAATAACCTCATCTCCCTTACCTATTCCAAGTGCAACAAGAGCCAAATGTAATGCTCCGGTACAGGAAGAAGTTGTCATTGCATGTTTAACTCCTATATACTCAGCAAAAGACTTCTCAAACCGTTTAATATAATCTCCCCAGTGTTCATCAACACCGTTAGTAACGGCATCCGTGACATAATCAATCTCACGTTGTGTGATTGACGGACCCGCCGTTAAAATCATCTTATTCATTGTGTTCAATTTTCATATATTGCATATATACATAATGTAAATCAGGTTCTTCATTCTTACGAGTTTCATCATATACATAATCCACAACATCTTCTTTCACAACTTTATACAATGGAATGTATCCCTGTGCTTCAAATCCCAATCTCTTATAGAAATCAATTGCATGATGATTTCCATGAATTACCCTCAAATAAATATGTTTTACCTGTAAAGTATTTACTCCCCAAGAAAGAATAGCTTTCATGGCAAGTGACATCATTCCTTTATGTTCCCTGAGTCCACGTACCACATTATCAATTTCACAACTCTGTTCCTCAAAATTGAAAGTTGAAAATCCTAAATGTCCAATAGGAACCCAATCCAAGGAATATACCATAAAGAGAATCCGATCCTTACGTGGTAACAACGTATTTTCTATCCAATTCTTTGCCCGCTCTTCACTGTTCTCAAACCTTGCAGTAAATCCTATCTGATTGTTAGTACGCCAAGTCCAAATCAAATAAGGATATTCAGGGTTAGTTAAAGCAAACTGATAAGTAATCGGACATAAATAACCTACCAATCCATTCTCACTTTGTATTGGAATGCACTTTAATTCATCAGCAGGACCCATACATTTGTAAGAATCCAACATAGAACCTATATAATCTTTATAAGGCATATTCAAAATTTATTAACAACTTCAGCTATGTATTCAAATACTTCGTCCCCGTAATGCGGAGCAGCTCCGAGGAAAAAGACTTTGTTTAAAACCTTGTTTGCTTCAGGGTACTTGGTATAATCATCCAAATGTCTGTACCCTGGATGCAATAGGATATTCCCTGAAAAGTAATTGCGTGTCTGAATCTTATTAGTTTCAAAATGTTGAACCAACCTTTGTTTTAATCCTTCCTCTTCACAAATCAATGGTGTACCAAACCAACAAACGTCAGCACTTGGATTGGCATACACTCCATGTACTCCCGGTATCTTAGTAACAAGCCGTTCAATAACTGCCTTGCTGCGTTTACGTCTTGCGGCAATCTCAACAAACTTATGTAATTGTACCAATCCGATTGCTCCCTGCATATCAAGTGGTTTCAAATTATACCCCATTGTACCAAATACATATTTGTGATCAACTACACCTTCATATACAGGATCCAGCCACTTATCAAACCGCTTACCACACGATCCATTCTTCAACATATTACAAACACCCACACAATGGCAATCCCTTCCCCACCAAGCCATACTGTTTACAATATGCATCAGTTCTTTATCATTGGTACTTATCATCCCTCCTTCTCCGGTGGAAATGTGATGAGCGGCATAAAACGAGCAACTTGAAGCTACTGCATATTCATTCAGATACTTCCCATTCCACTTGCTCCCCAGACTATCACAATTGTCGAGTATCAGCTTCAGGTCGTACTTGTAACAAATAGCCAGCAGTTCCTCTACGTTTGGAGGGTTACCAAGTACAGGTGACAGGA